ACAAGAGATTAAGCGTTCTGAAGTCTAGGGGAGGCAATCGCTGTCCGATAGCCGTGGCAGTTGGAGTAATCCTGAATTCTTCAGGCAATCTAGCCTCCAGGTCAAGCAAACCTCTTCCAACTTGTCCCGGCACGCCAGCAGCTCGGCCTGCATAGTAAGCAGACTCACCAACAAGCCTAGGCGAAGATGCCGCAGCAAGAGCGAGAGCCTCTGGAGTTCCTGCTACCTGAAATGCTCCCAACACACCCAATGGGCCTGTGGCCTGCTGGATGCCTCGAGGAATCGGGGAAGACAAAGCCTGGCCAGCCAAGGATGGTGCGAGCGCCCTTCCACCTTGTTCTTCAAGCTCCTTCATGAGAGCCAGTCGCTGCCCGTAGTTGGTATTGACGTTGTTCCGCATGATCCCTTGCAGCTTACGAAGCGCAGTATCAGCGGATGCTCGTTGACCAAGAGACAGAGACTTCTCAACCTCACGAATCAGGTCAGAGGCTTCTGAATAAGCCTTCATCGTCTTATCGTAGGTCGGGGCCTGTTTGGAAATCTCACGCTTTGTGGCGTCGTAAACATTACCGACCACAGCGCGAGCGTTCTTTTGCTCAAAAGGAATCTTGTCCAACTCTGCGCCGATTCTTTGCTTCAGCGCGTCTAGCCCTTCTGGCGTGTGGAACTCCGCCGGATCAAGAGCCTTCCACTCATCAACGATTGTTTTTACATCTTGCAGCTTTGAATTGGCAAGTTCGTCCTTAACTTGGCCCTTGAATGTGGTGCGCTCAAGTGCTTTAGTCACCGCATCATCAACACCGCCCAGATCAAGAATTGATTTATCACTCTTGATGGCCGTCATCGACTTGCGATAGTCAGCTTGGCGAACATCTGCGATTGTTTGCAGATTCGCCTTTGCAGCATTCAGCACATCTTGCATATCCGCTTGACCACGGATGTTTGTGCGGAACGCTTGTGCAGCCTCTCCACCTGTTTTGCCAGCCTTAAATGCCTCTTGGACGGGCTGCATACCAGCACCAGTAGTCATTCCAAGAATGCCGGGAAGGACAGTTCCAAGACCAGCAGATGTGGCCTTTACTGTTGCAGACAGCGGATCAACATAACTCGCTGTCTTTGAAAGCACATCAGCCGCTGTAGTGGTAGCTCGTCCAGCCGTGGGTGCAACTTTGCCAACAGTAGTACCTGTAGCGCGTGTAAGTCCAGCGCCACCAGTAAGAACCGTCGAGACATCAGCCAAGAATCCAGCCGGGTCTTTGGCGATGGTTTGCTTCAGGTTCTCAGTCCCGCCATATCGGTTAGCGTAGAACTGGGCAACCTGTCGAGCCGCCGCTTGCGAGGCAGGATCAGGGCCAATCGCATCAACCACCGACTTTGGGAGGATGTTCTGAAGAGTACCGGCAGCGACATCCAGGATAGCCTTGGTCGTTTGGACAGGGCTTGTCACCACTTGATAGATGTCTTGAGCCATCTGCCCAAGAGAAGACGGAAGGTTCTTAATTGCCTGAGTAGCGACCTGAGCGCCCGTCAAAGGCTTTTGCTCAGGAACTGCCTGCCGAAGCATCTGCAAGCCTTCGGTAGAAACATCCTTCAGTCGCCCCTCGCGAAGAGCGATCAAATCAGCCGTTGAGAGCTTAGACAAATCCATATCAAATGCCTCCCCCGCGAGACTTCAGCTCGTCATCAATCTCTTTTTGAGTAGGCATCCTCGGAGCTTGCGTCTGCTGTCCGACTATTTTCGCAGGCTGACCAAGCAAGATGGAACCCTTCAAACCCTGAGATTGGCCGAATTGGAGATATTCATCGCGCTTCGTGTTGTAGGAGGTTGCTGCGGCGTTGTACAACTGCTCAGCAACATTCCTGAAGTCAGCACGCTGCTGCCCTGTCAGCTTGGTTCCATCAATGATCTTTTTAGCAACATCTGTGAACCGATCTAGCGCCCCAGTTGCCTGCATCGCCAATAACAATTCAGACTCTCGAACCACCGATCCAGGATCAAGCAGCTTCATGAACTTGGTTGCTGCAGTCAAGTCTCCAGCCGGGGACTTCTCATTCAGGCCAGTCGTGATCTGCTGGAATGATGCACGCATTTCATCAAATGCTTTGTAAACAGGCTCGCTTTTAAATGCGCCAGCCAATTTCATTTCATTCTCAAGGCCCTTTTGTCCTTCACCGACATTAACTTGGGTTGCTCCTGCTCGCTTGCGTTCAATAATGTAGTTTTGAATTTGTGATCGCTGTTGTGTGGATAACTGGCTTACAGGAACATTGATCCCAAGCACTTGCATGGCTTCAAGAACCTCTCCAGCAGGCTTTTCAGTCTTCCCGGCTCCAGTAGCAACAACTCTTGCCTGCCCTTCTGGAGTGATCTCCGTAAGCGTTTCCTCTGCGCCAAGTTTGATGCGCTCAGGAGCATTCAGCTTGCGGAAGGCTTCGATGGTCGGAAGAACCTTTCCAGCCACGCTCGGGGCTTGCGTCAGAAGCCGCTGAAGCGTGTTCATGTCGATCTGAGGTTGACCAACACTTACGCCAGCACCAGGCATGATGTTGCCTTCGTCATCACGCAAAGACCTCTGCGTTGGTTGACCGTAGAAGGTGGGGGTCTGTGCGCCAGGACGAAGAATCTGCGGCAGAAGGGCTTGCGCAGCCTGCTGCTCTTGACGGAGTTTCTGCCGCTCGGCAATCTGCTCCTTCATTGCCTGCTCTTGAAGAGCGCGGTTGTAGGCTCCCTGGTAAGCCTGCTGGCCTGCGGCTACACCCTGCGCCAGAAGTTGACCCAAACCGCGACGCTGAGGACTAGGCCCAGACCCAGCAAGTAAGGATAGACCAACATTCATGAGTCCTTGTTGTTGGGCTTGTTGCCGAAGACGAGCTGCTTCATCCTCTCCATAAAGAGCATTAGCGTAACTCGGACTTTGTCCAAAAAGCTGTGCAAAAAGTTCATTCATATCACCCACCCAAAAGGCCAAGGAGACCGCCGCCAATCGCGCCAATACCTCCAGGCATCAGCACATTGCCAGCCAGAGCGCCACCAAGAGCGCCAGTAGCGCGGTTGTAATAAACGGGAGTCGTTTGCACAGAACCCCTCGGAGCGCCGTAAATCGCACCCAGATATTGATTGAGTTGCGCCTGGGGCAGACCCTGAAGGAAGTTGAAGCGATTGATATCGGCTTGAAGAGCGGCTTGTTGGTAGCCCTCTGCGGTCTGTCCAGCACCCATCAGTTGCTGAATGTCGCCGTAGTCAGCCGCCGCCAATGCAGGAGCGCCACCAATCATTGCTTGCTGTCGAGCGCGCTCAGCCTCGTAGTTCTGGTATGCCAGCTGACCAGCAGTATTCGCAAGAGTCTGAGCCAACTGACCAGAAGCTCTATCCTGAAGCTGACCCATCGCGCCAGATCCATACCGACCAGCCTGAGATGCTTTTGAGGAAATACCCTGCATCGCATCATAGAAAGACTGCTGCGCGGCTTGTGCGGCAGGCTGAAACGCCCCTTGGAAGAAAGGGTTTCCACCTAAGTATTGACCCTGAATTGTGGAGAGCGCCTGTCTCTGAGCGCCCGGAAGGAGAGGCGATCCCATCACCGCTCGTTGTTGCAGAGCGGTCAAGCCTTGCTGGGTCTGGGCAGAAGGGCCAATAAAGGTCTGCCCAGGGTAATACTGAGGAGTTTCGGTCTGGTAGAGCCGTTGGGCTTCGCTCAGACCATACTGGACGTACGGACGGACTGCGGGATCGAGTTCGTTAGTCGTCGTTTGAGTTCGCGTAGAACCACCCATTTAGACCTCCAGCGCCCACGAGCGGGGCTTAAAACCGAGTTGCTTTGCCTTGCGCGTCCAACCCGGTCGCCAAGATTCAAAAGTGAGGCGTTTCGCATCACCGTGTTGAGCAATGTTCATAAGATGCTGCCAGCCTGCGTCGAAGTACCCGACTTCGGAAAGGTACGCGCACCAAACATGGAGTGCGTCGTTTCGGGGCTGGAGAACCATGAACCCGATTGGCCTTGCATCCACCAGGCCGATCCAGAGCATAGATTTCCCGTTAAAACAGTCTGTGTAGACATCCTCGGGAATCCATCCTTCCGGGGTCTTGTGGAGAATCATCTCCAGTCCTGGTCTGACGAATCGCCACCATTGTCGCAGATCGTTGGGGGAAATCAATCGGACTTCCATCATCCCACCAAAATGTAAGCAAAGGTCTTATCGGCTGTGGAATTAGCGTAATGGCTGATAGTTGCCGATCCCTGAGTCTGCGATGAAACGTACACATTTGCAATGCTCGCCATTGATACGCAGTTTGCCGTCACGATTGCGCTTGGAGTCGCCGGACGGGTCGGGCTTGTCTGAGTAGGGAGTTGTTCAATCGAAACCGCTGTTGAGGTTGTTGCCCACATGACCTCCATGTAGTCATTCGCGGCCAGCTCAATAAAGTAGTTCAGAGCCGCGATCAGATGGCCGTTGATGCTGCCATGCTTATTTGGGATTGAGTACCGACTGTTACTCCCGGCCACATCAGTCCCATTCTTCCTGAACCAAATGTCAACGTCCTGAATCTGTGAGTCTGTATTTGCGAACTGGAGCGAGAACTGGATGTTATACGTCCCAGGATTCTTGAAGTTGACCCGAGAACTGTTGGAGACCGTAATCCCGTTTGAGTAATCAGTCGTGTTCAGAGTGACCGCATAGGCCGCTGTGGTCGAGGCCGCAGTCTGGTCGGTTGAGTCCTGAAACGCTCCAAAAGGCAGTTGATCGGCATAAGCGGCAGCAGAGAACGGAAGAAGAACGATCTTCGTGTCTGGGCTTATCCGCTCGTCGTAGAGAGTCGTGGTCAATGCCCCACCCGTGTTGAGAGTGACAGTCCCCGTGTTGTTGGACTTGCCATTCATCAACCCATTGACTACCTCAGCGATGCCGCGAGGATCAGCGCCAAATGGGGGGAGAACACGAAACATCATCGACGGCCTCTCCCGACGATATTCACATCAACTCCGGCCATCGTTGTCCAGTTGCCAGTAGGGACAACCTTTATCCGGTGGTATTTTCCTGAGCTTCTGAGGGAGACACGGTTTTCATCACTTGCAGCCACAGCCGTTGAGTAAGTGATTGTGTCGTCAAGCATCTCCCGAGAAGCAACCGCCACAGTAGCAGAGCCGTTGTCGATCTGTGGACGGGCCAAAGTGATAAGGCTCGCACTTGCGCTTAGGTCGCCAGTCTCAATGAAGGCAGACATCGGCTGCCCCTCAAAGGTGACGATCCTGGCCCCAGAAATCCCCGCAAACACCAGCTTCCCGCCCAGCCATTGCCGTGAGTCCAAAGACACGGTGAGCGCATCAATCGAGGCAGAGAACGAGTCCAATCCCTCAAGGGTTGTGGAGGCGGTGGCCGCAGATGCGATGTATGTGGCAGCAGTTGTGCCGTAAGACCAGCGGTTAAGTTGCCAGTTGTAGATTAGCAGGGAATACCCGCCAGTGGTGTTTTGATAGCACCAGATCACAACCTTCTTGATCGGATCGACAGCAGAGCTAAAGTTCGCGTAGGCAGGCTCAAGGTCATTCCAAAACCAGCGATCAACTTTCTCAGCGCCAATGGGCGTGACTCTCTGGCCGTCGCACATATAGAACCCGTCATCCGACAGGAAGAACGTCATGTTCCCGTACTGACATACCGATCCAGGTTCATAGCACCCGATCTCGCGTGAGATGGTGTCGAACTGGAAGAACAGCGGAGAGCCGATATAGCTCATCCGAACAATAGCCTTCTCCAACAGGACAAGGCCAAACTCTCCACCTGTTATCCCCTGGATGTCTCCGCCATCAGGAATGTCTTGGTAGTCCGATTGAGAGGTAGGCCCAGAAGTCCAGTCTGTCTCGTCGTTGATGTCAGACCATTGGACTCGGTTGGGATAAGAGGAGATGTTTGCCGCGACAACAAAGTCGCGAACCACCGTGATGTACTCTGCAACAGGAGCGGATGCGTTCACATCAGCAAATGCAGTTCCAGAGTTCAGAGTGAATGACTGAATCTTCTGCGAATTGTTAGTCGCTAGAAGCACATCACCAAACTGGACAAACTTCCATTTTCCAGAACCCGTGTAGCCTCCAACCTTTGACACATCGCTCAGATTGCGAGTGCCGGAGTCGTACTTGAACAGCTTAGAAGCACCGCCAGCGAAAAGAGTCGACGAACCGCTGATCTTTCCAGAGTAAACAGCGGTCAGGTTCTCGGAAGCATTGTTGGAGTAGTTCGCCAATGAAGGAATCGGCCCATATCCAACCTGTTGAGGATAGACGTTGTATGCCGCCTGGAGCGCACCAGACACGCCAGGCTGATCTGGGAGCCACTCACCGAACACGATCTTTGTTTCTGCCATGTCGCTCCCCTTAAGCGAGACTCCATGTATTCGTTGGGAGTGTCACGTTTGTCCAGTTGAAGTTGGGCAATACAACATCAGCCCACTCCTCTCCCTGTTCAGATGCATCACAGGTCACAGTCGCGGAAGCTGTAATTGAAGCAGTCCCACTAGCCGTGATGTTGGCGTTACATGAAACATCCGCTCTTGCCGTAATCGAGCAAGAACCATCGTATGTCATCCCGCCATTAGCTGTGACCGTAGCCGAGCAAGTAATCGATGCCGCGCCCGGAATGATGATCTGTGCGTTTGCCTCGCAAGTGCCAGATGCTGTGATTGATGCCGACGCATTCTGCACAAGTTGAGCAGATGCGGAAACACTCGCAGATGCTGTTATCGCAGCAGTGGCATCCTGAACCCGTGTTCCGTTTGCCGTAACACTCGCTGAAGCGATTACAGCACCAGCGGCATCCCACCGAGTAACGCTTGTCTCATAAAGCGGAGAATCAAGCGTTAGCGTGAGGTCATCTAGACTCGCCTTGAGATTATCAAGGGAGTCTATTGTCCACGGCGGGTAGAGATCGGCCATTACGTCAAGGTGACGGTGAGTGATCCAATGGCGATGCGGAACACATCACCCGTAGCGATGGTCTTGGATGCATCCAAAGCGGTGTGATACAGCAGATTGCCGCCCGAGGAAGCATCCCGAAGGCCAATGTAGGCAACCGTGCCCCACGAACCCGTGGCTTGCGGAAACTCCACAGCACCAGAGTTTGAGGTCGCACCGTTTGAGGGAGCCGAGAAAGCCACGCTCTGACGGGCGTATCCATTGCCGCTCACCTCAGTACCCGTATCCGCATCAGTCGGGTCTGTGGTGTATAGCGCCACAAAAACCGTGGTGGGACTCGTGTAAGAAGTGTTGCGGAGAGTCGCGTTTACAAGCGCGTTCTCCAAGTAATTCGACATTTCAGCCATTTTTATCTCCTAGCCAAAGTCATGGTGAGAGGAACACCTGCGTATTCTCCCCGATCATCGGAAGCATTGATAGAGTCAACTGCCCTCTGATACAGAGCTGCCCAGGTCGCAAGACGCTCATCATTCATCAGATAAGGCTCTGCCTCACCCAAAGAAGCGTAAAGCAGCGCATCAGTGCAGTTCGCCAAGAACGCATTTGAGGTGTTCGTGTCGCTCAGATAAGCCGGAGCTGCGTAGTACAGCATTCGGACGTTGTAGGCCGAATCCGGGATCGGGGCAAACTGGAAGTCATCTGCCAGAACCGTGTATTTCCTCGGAGCCCCAGTATCCGTCACATCGGCATTGCGATAGAAGATATTGGGGGAGAGGTACTCCAGCGCATAAATTGGAGTCGTATTCAGGTGGATGTCCCGAATCTCCAGAAAGTCATTGGGCAATGAGACTGTGGCGGTATTTGCCGTCATGGTCGCATAAACCAACTTAGACATCTGGCGAATCCGCAAATCCCGGCGAAGGCGGTTCTCCGCGAATGTGATGAAGTCAGGAATCTGACTCGTCAGATCAGACCGAGCAAGGTAGTTTGCTACCGTGGTCTTTAGATCGGAATAAGTGGCGATAGCCATCAGACCCTCCCTGGACGGGTGCGGAATGCGCGATTGTCAGGATGATTGAGCCACTCTTTGAATCGAGCCTGGTCAACCACATGGAACCCTCGCATGATGCCCTTTTTGTTGAGATCGTCAATCACAACCAAAGGCACAGAGGCGATCTTGTTCCCGAAAAGGTTATCGCTCCATCGAGCGCGCTCATCGTATGAGTTGAACTGAGCCTTGTTGGACTCAATGATCCCACCTACGTCCTGCGAACTCTCGATCACGATCCCGCCATCATCAGCGGTGTGAGCCTTGCGCTGGACTACCTTGGTGTTCTTTGCGATTTCGTTGATGTTCATGTGAAAAAGGGGGCTGAGTTGCCCCGGCCCCCTTAGTTGTCACCGATAAATCGGCTTAGGACAGGTCAGCGATGATGCCGTGAGCGGCTTCGTTCTTGACCTCGAGGGTGTATTCCACCAGCAGCTGCGTGCGATCCGAGTCACCATTCTTCGCCAACTCAATGGTCTGGAAGGGACGCAGATAGGACACGGCAGCGTACTCGGGATCAAGCACAAAGGCCACTTCGTTAGCAGAGTTGCCCGACAGCATGAAGCGGTTGGGAACCACGCTCACCGAGCCGAAGTCCGACAGATAGATGTCGGCAGCGCCAATGATGGTCGTCGGGGCATCCGAAGGAGCCATGTAACGCTGGGCAGCGATACCCGCAAAAGCGGAAACCGTCTGCTTGTGCGCCGGGGTCACCATCAGAATCTTCGGCGAACCACCCGACTCGAACACTTCCTTGATGACCGTCTTGAGTTCGGTCTCAGTGAAGGTGCGGTTCGTGCCGTTGGTACGAGCGGTCGTGCCGGAAGAACCAGCAGAGCCACCCGAACCGAAGTCACCGTTGGTCGCCAGCCAGGTCTGAAGACCACCCAACACACGGGCAGTAGAACCAGCCGTGCCATTGGCCTGAACGGTGTTGTTCAGCAGCGTGAACTCCATGTCGCGCTTGATCTCAGACGAAGCCTTCGACAGCTGATAGGCCAGTTCCGACTTGCGGCCAGCCTTGTCAACGGCTTGCAGCGTGCCGGTCACAGCAACAGTCTTCTGGCTGATCTGGGTGCGGTTGCCAACACGAGTCGTCGGGCTGAGCGTCGCGCTGGAAGCGTCAGCACCTTCAACTGCGGCGTTAGCAGCAGCAGCGGCCAGAGAGTCGGTCTGCCACTCGTGGTAGACAGCCGTAGCCTTGTTCTTGCCCACAGAGGACATAAAAGGCGTGTCGGTGGGAGCGATGTTATAGATGATATCGCTCAGGTCTTCCCGCATACCAATAGCGGCATAGGTACGAAATTGGGTCATGATCTTTCCTTAGAGTAGACGTTCGAAAAGGGCCGCAGCATCGGAGACTTTTCCAGACTTCCTCAACTGCGAATGGGCTTTCTTTACTGTTTCGTCTGCCGCTACCTTTTGAGTCGCTGCATTGCCTGGACGAAGCATCTTCGGCGCTTCACTTACTTTCTTGGTTACTTGAGGCTTCTGGCTCTGCAACTTCGCGTATTGCGCGGCCATATACAGAACCTGAACAGCTCGAGAGTCGTAAGCATTTGCAAGTTCTTGATCGGAATATCCGACTGTCTTTGCAAACTCTCGAACCATCTTCTTGACTTCGGTTCCCTTTTGAGGGTGCGCGTAGTCAGGAATCACCTCCGCAAGTCGCTGCGCTTCACGCTGAACAGCTTGGGCTAGCTCGGCTTGACGCTCGGCGTTTTGCTGGTGAGCAATCCGCTGCTTCTCGGCCTGAACCATCGCAAGTTGCTTCTCGCGCTCTGTGCGCTCGGCTACCTTGACGGCATAACCAATGGGGTCAGTCTCTTTCAACGCCTCGAGATTTTCCCCAGTGTCTTGTTTACTGATGAACTCTTCGATCAGGTTCAGCCTTTGCGCGTAGGCATCCCGCGCCTGCTTTGCCTGCTCTACAGCCATCCTCTCAGCCTCTACAGCTTTACGCTGCTCGGCAAGAGTCTGTGACTTCTTGGTGTAGTCCAGCCCCTTTTGATACCCATCCACCAATTCGTCGAAGGTGACTTCCTTTTCTTCACCAGCGGCTTTCACTCGGAATCGCTGTGGTTCAGGCTCAACTTCTACCTCTTCGGTTTCAAGTACCTCTGGCTCGGACGCCTCGACTTGTTCTGGTTCTGCTTGAGCTTCCGGGGCGGCTTGTTCAGCTTCCGTTGGCTCCATCATCCCCAAAAACGCGCCTGCGGCTTCGTTTACCGTCATCGAGACACTCCCGGATTCCGGGGCCATGTTCTCAGCCATTTCGTTCCTCAGTTGTGTCTGAAAGCGTCAGACTCGCATCAGAGGATTTTCCA